ATGAGCGCGGTCGCGACCGCAGCGCCGCTCCTGGTCTACTTCTCGAGCGTGTCGGGCAACACGGCGCGCTTCGTCGAGAAGCTCGGGCTTCCCGCCCGTCGCATCCCGCTCCACTCTCAAGAAGGGCCCCTCGTCATAGACGAGCCCTTCGTGCTCGTCACCCCCACCTACGGCGGGGGTGAAGGGCGCGGTGTCGAACGCGGCGCCGTGCCCAAGCAGGTGATCCGGTTCCTCAACGACGAGAACAACCGGCGTCACATCCGCGGGGTCATCTCCGCGGGCAACACCAACTTCGGCGAGTCGTTCTGTCTCGCCGGTGACATCATCAGCCGCAAGTGCCACGTGCCTCACTTGTATCGGCTCGAGATCTTCGGCACACAAGACGATGTCGATCGCGTGACCGACGGATTGGAAAGACGGTGGCAGCTTCAGTGACCGAGACGGTGGCGTTCAAGGCGAACCCCGCGTACGAGGGCATGGATTATCACGCCCTCAACGCGATGCTCAACCTGTACGACGCGAACGGCAAGATCCAGTTCGACGCCGACAAGCGCGCCGCGCGGGAGTACTTCCTGCAGCACGTGAATCAGAACACGGTGTTCTTCCACTCGCTCAAGGAGCGCCTGGACTACCTCGTCGAGAAGGAGTACTACGAGGGCGCCGTCCTCGACAAGTACTCGTTCGACTTCATCCAGAAGCTCAACGACCTGGCGTACTCGAAGAAGTTCCGCTTCGAGACCTTCCTCGGCGCCTTCAAGTACTACACCAGCTACACGCTGAAGACGTTCGACGGCAAGCGCTATCTGGAGCGCTTCGAGGACCGCGTCGTGATGACCGCCCTGGCACTGGCCGATGGCGATGAGCAGGTCGCGATCAACCTCGTCGACGAGATCATCTCCGGTCGCTTCCAGCCCGCGACGCCGACCTTCCTCAACGCAGGCAAGGCGCAGCGCGGCGAGCTCGTCAGCTGCTTCCTCCTGCGCATCGAAGACAACATGGAGTCGATCGCCCGCGGCATCAACTCCGCCCTGCAGCTCTCCAAGCGCGGCGGCGGCGTGGCCCTGCTGCTGTCGAACATCCGCGAGTCGGGCGCTCCGATCAAGCAGATCGAGAACCAGTCCAGCGGCATCATCCCCGTGATGAAGCTGCTCGAAGACAGCTTCAGCTACGCGAACCAGCTGGGTGCGCGTCAGGGCGCCGGCGCGGTGTACCTCAACGCCCACCACCCCGACATCATGCGCTTCCTCGACACCAAGCGCGAGAACGCCGATGAGAAGATCCGCATCAAGACCCTCTCGCTGGGCGTCGTGGTGCCTGACATCACGTTCGAGCTCGCCAAGAACGACGAGGACATGTACCTGTTCTCGCCGTACGACGTCGAGAAGGTCTACGGCGTGCCGTTCGGCGACATCTCGGTCACCGAGAAGTACCGCGAGATGGTCGATGACCCGCGCATCAAGAAGACCAAGATCAACGCGCGCGAGTTCTTCCAGACCATCGCCGAGATCCAGTTCGAGTCGGGCTACCCGTACATCATGTTCGAGGACACGGTGAACAAGGCCAACCCGATCAAGGGTCGCATCAACATGTCCAACCTCTGCAGCGAGATCCTGCAGGTGAACACGCCGACCACGTACAACGAGGACCTCTCGTACAAGGAGATCGGCAAGGACATCTCCTGCAACCTCGGCTCGATGAACATCGCGCTGGCGATGGACGGCGGCAACCTGGGCGCGACGGTCGAGACGGCGATCCGCGGACTCACCGCGGTGAGCAACCAGAGCCACATCTCGTCGGTGCGGTCGATCGAGGACGGCAACGACCGCTCGCACGCGATCGGCCTCGGCCAGATGAACCTGCACGGCTATCTCGCTCGCGAGCACGTCTACTACGGCTCCGAAGAGGGCATCGACTTCACGAACATCTACTTCTACACCGTGCTGTTCCACGCGCTTCGCGCGTCGAACAAGCTCGCGATCGAGCGCGGAGTGGCCTTCGACGGCTTCGAGGACTCCACCTACGCGTCGGGTGCGTTCTTCGACAAGTACATCGAGCAGGAGTGGGCTCCCGCGACCGACAAGGTCAAGGAGATGTTCGCCGGTCACTTCATCCCGACGCAGGCCGACTGGGTCGAGCTGAAGGAGTCCGTCCAGAAGCACGGCATCTACAACCAGAACCTGCAGGCGGTCCCCCCGACCGGCTCGATCTCGTACATCAACAACTCGACGTCGTCGATTCACCCGATCGCGTCGAAGATCGAGATCCGCAAGGAAGGCAAGCTCGGCCGCGTCTACTACCCGGCGGCGTTCATGACGAACGACAACCTGGAGTACTACCAGGACGCGTACGAGATCGGCTATGAGAAGGTCATCGACACCTACGCCGCGGCCACGCAGCACGTCGACCAGGGCCTGTCGCTGACGCTGTTCTTCAAGGACACCGCCACCACGCGCGACATCAACAAGGCGCAGATCTACGCATGGCGCAAGGGCATCAAGACGATCTACTACATCCGTCTGCGTCAGCTGGCACTGGAGGGCACCGACATGACCGAGTGCGTCTCCTGCATGCTGTGACGCTTCGACAAGCTCAGCGACCCAGTTTCAAAGGAAACGACGAAGAATGACCCCTCACGAACCCCTCAAGCTGGTCGACAGCGTGCAGGCGATCAACTGGAACCGCATCCAGGACGACAAGGACCTCGAGGTCTGGAACCGTCTGGTGAACAACTTCTGGCTGCCCGAGAAGGTGCCGCTGTCGAACGACATCCAGTCGTGGAACACGCTCACGCCTGACGAGCAGACGCTCACGATGCGCGTGTTCACGGGCCTGACGCTCCTCGACACCATCCAGGGAACCGTCGGCGCCGTGTCGCTCATCCCCGATGCGATCACCCCGCACGAGGAGGCCGTCTACACGAACATCGCGTTCATGGAGTCGGTGCACGCGAAGAGCTACTCGTCGATCTTCTCGACGCTGTGCTCGACCAAGGAGATCGACGAGGCGTTCCGCTGGTCCGTGGAGAACCCGAACCTTCAGAAGAAGGCTCAGATCGTCATGGACTACTACCGCGGAGACGAGCCGCTCAAGCGCAAGGTCGCCTCGACCCTGCTGGAGAGCTTCCTGTTCTACTCGGGCTTCTACCTGCCGATGCACTGGTCGAGCCGCGCCAAGCTCACCAACACCGCCGACCTCATCCGCCTCATCATCCGCGATGAGGCTGTGCACGGCTATTACATCGGGTACAAATTCCAGCGCGGACTCGAGACTCTCGACCAGGCCAAGCGCGACGAGCTGAAGGACTACACCTTCTCGCTGCTGTATGAACTGTACGAGAACGAGGTGCAGTACACGCAGGACCTCTACGACGGCGTCGGCCTCACCGAGGACGTCAAGAAGTTCCTGCACTACAACGCCAACAAGGCTCTGATGAACCTCGGCTACGAGGCGATGTTCCCGTCGACGGTCACCAACGTGAACCCGGCGATCCTGTCGGCGCTCTCGCCGAACGCCGACGAGAACCACGACTTCTTCTCGGGGTCAGGCTCCTCGTACGTGATCGGCAAGGCCGAGGCCACCGAGGACGACGACTGGGATTTCTAGAAATAGCTGGTCAGATGCGTAATCCTTGACACGATTAGACCCCCGGCGGATCGCTCATCTCGAGCGGTTTGCCGGGGGTCTTCTCTATGTCTGCCCACGTTTTGCCCACACTTGCTAGGAGATGGCCGCCTTCCGTGCGGCGCTCATCGCTTGCGCGACCGCATCGAGATCTCCGTCGAAAAGGTCGGCATAGACGTCGAGGGTCATCGCGGCGGATGCGTGCCCGAGCATCCGCTGCACCACCTTCACGTTCGCGCCAGATGACACCGCGAGCGATGCGGCCGTGTGGCGAAGATCGTGAGGGGTGACGGTCGGGATCGAGTTGTCGGCGGCCTGCGCCGCCTTCACGGCGCGCGCGAACCAGCCGCTCGTCGCATGCGGGTGAGGCAGCGACGAGACGCCGTCGCCGAACAGAAACCCGTCTGGGCCCTTGCCTTCGCACGCCTTTGCGATCTGCTTTACCAGGTGCGGGGGCATCGGGACGATTCGTGACTGGCCCGACTTCGGGGTGCCGATCTCGTAGACGCCCTTCACGAGCACTGCGTTGTCTTCGACATTGATGCGCTTGCGGAGCATGTTCAGGTGGCGGACTCGCAGCGCGACCGCCTCACCCCACCTCAGGCCGGAGTAGGCGAGGAAGTCGAGCAACAACGCGTGATCGCCGGCGTGCTTGACGAGCGCGGCCACCTGCGCGTGCGTTAGATACCGGGGCGCCTTGGGTCGCTTCGCGGGCAGCGCGACACCGGCAGCGGGATTCCTGGGGATCGCCTTCTCGCGCGCGGCGATCGCGAGTACTGCGGAGAGGACGAAGATGATGCGCCGGACCGTCTGTGGCTTCCTGGTCTTGTTGAGATCAGCGACCCACTCGGCGATCTCGGACTGCTTGATCGTCGAGATGGTGCGTGCGCCCCACTTCGGCTGCACGTGGACACGCCAGGCGGTGTCCATCGCGTGCCGCGAAGATGGCTTCAGCGGGGCGAGCCGCTCCGCACGCCACGTCGACTCGAACGAGCCGAGCGTCTTGCGGCTCTCGATCGGATCGATGTACTCGCCCTTCGCCTTCGAGATCGTGACGTCGGCGAGGAAGAGCTCGGCATCCTTCTTCGTGCGGAATCCGCGCTTGTCGGTCTGGGACTTGTCAGGCTTGCGGTATCGGACCCTGTATCGCTTGCCGGCGGCGGTCTCGTATGCCGTGATGGAACCGGCCATCACGCGACCTCGACGCGGTGCGCGTACTGCGCAGTGCCCATGCGGGGTCGAACATAGGTCGCCTGGTCTGTGCGGAGCAGCGTGCCCCTATAGACGAGGACGAGCTCATCGGGAACATTCAGGTCGATCGCCATGGATGTGATGTGCCCGTTGCGGTGGCGCTCAGCATCTGCGTAGGCCTCGGGCGTGATGAGAGTGTGGGCCGCCCAGACGTTGGCGGCCAGTTCCTGGCGCTTGCGGATCAAGCCGAAGTCGGTCGGGCGGTGGCCGAGGACGTGGTGGCCGATCTCGTGGCACATGACGCCTCGAAGCACGCGACCGCGCATCCCGGGAGTGAGGTCGATGTGATTGTCGTGTGGGGCGTAGCCGCTCCGGTGAGCGCCGCGGCGCTCGCGGACGGATAGGCCGAGATCTTCGGCGAGCTTCCAGACATCCATGCGGAACCCCCTCGGTAGTGCATGTTCAAGCTTGGTCGTAGTCGGCGTCATGGCCTTCGGGGAACTCTTCGATCGAGTCGTTGGCGACCAGATCGTAATCCTGCCGTCGACCGGCGACATTCGCTGCCGTTGCTGCCCGCTCGGCGACGTCGATGACGTCGACGGCGGGGATGCCCAGTGCGCGGCAAAGCGCGAACAACGCGGGCATGGGGATGTCGCGCTTGTCATTCAGGTAGTTCAGGACGGCGCTCTTCGACAGGCCGGTCTCGCGGACGAGCGCGTCGACGGTCTTCTTGATCCGTCCTCGCTGGGCGCGGAGCTCTGCGGCGACGGCTGCGTTGAAGGGGTCTCCCGTGTTTGCCATACGTGAACCTTAACACCGCTATGCAAACCATTGGTAGTCAAATCGGGAGTTTAGTTTTCGAACGGAGTTGACAGGTGTGCAAACGGAGGCTTACGGTTTCCATATGAACACCACGCTCGAAGTCGCAACGCAAATCAAGGTGGCGATCGAAACCGCCGAGCGCACCCCTACTTGGGTCGGTCGCAAAGCCGCGATCGCCCTCACCACCCTGAACCGGAAGCTCGACGGCGGGGCTGATTTCACCGTCAGCGAGGTCCACCGCATCGCTCTCGCTCTCCGTGTACCGACTGCCTCACTGCTGCCGGAAGAGTTCTTCGAGCAGGCGGTCGCGTGATGGGGAATCTTACGGCGATGCCGTCGCGACCCGCCACGGCGCCGAGCGAATGGCTGTCACCCGCGCAGGTGTGCGAGGTCATCCCCGGGATGACGGTCACACTGCTGCAGCGGATGCGCGACGCGGGTAAGGGTCCGCGCTACGCGAAGCCGTCAGCGAAAACGGTCGTGTACGCCCGCTCCGATGTCGATGCCTACGTGCGTTCGACGCTCGTCGCGACGAGGGAACAGTCATGACGTCTCCGACTCTCGTGGTCGAGCCGTGGGCGTCGGTGGAGGGGCGTCTCGGATCAGGTGTCGAGGCGCGCGCGCAGCTGTTGCACTTCCATCTCGAGGTGTCGGATCGACGTTGTGGCCTGGAAAGCGAAGTTCATGAGCGTGTTGACGACCGGCCACATGACGTCTTCAGCATCTCGAGCGGCGTTCATCTTCGCCTTGAGGTCGACGGACGCCTCATCGAGATTAGCTGCGAGGGCGAAGCTGATCGGTTGGTCGGGGTGGTACTCCATCATCGTGCCGTCCATGGTTCTCCTTCGATCGGTGCCGCTGACGTCGCACCGTCCGCGGTCTCTGCCCCGATCGTAGGGGGCGCGCCCGACGTGTCCGCTTCTCCTTCGAGCGGCGCGTCGGGCGAGTCGGCCGAGGTGGCCGAGGTGGCCTCATGACTCCGGTGAGTTCGGGCCGCTTCGCTCGGGTTGTACGGCTCGCGGCCTGCTCGTACTGCGCGACGGGTGTCGCGGTCGCGTGTATCGCATTCCTTCTCGCTCCGTGGGGTCTCCTGCTCCTGATCGTCGCGCTCGGCGCGTTCGCATCGGCGGCGCTCCTCGCTCTCATGGCCGTGGGTTTTGCCGAGATCGAGCGGGCTGAGTCGTGAGTGCGCTCGAGGTCTTCGGCTTCGACGGCGCCGACGTGCGTGTCGTCGTCATCGACGGCATGCCGCGATTCGTGGCGCGCGACGTCGCCGCCGCTCTTGGCTACGCCGACACAACGAACGCGATCAAGCAGCACTGCCGTGGGGTGGCGATTCACCACCCCATCGAGGACAACCTCGGACGGGCGCAGCTGGCGCGCGTGATCGGCGAGCCAGACCTGCTGCGCATGATCGCGGGCAGCCGTCTCCCGTCCGCGGAGCGGTTCGAGCGGTGGGCGTTCGAGGAGGTGCTGCCTCAGGTCGTTCGCACGGGCTCATACGCGCCGGCGCTGACCGAGGACGAGATCGTTCACCAGGCCCTCGCGATCACCGCCCGCCGCGTCGAGGTGCTCGAGACGCGCGTCGCCGAGCTCGAGCCGGTGGCCGCCCACGCCGAGACCTTCCGCCAGGCCGAGGGGCTGCGCACGATCGCGGACGTCGCGAACGACTTCAAGGCGCACTGCGCGGCACGGTTCCCGGGCGTGAAGGTGCGTCACGCGGACGTGTACGACCACGCCGGTCGCCTCGGGATCATCATCCGCGGCGCGTCCGTGCGGCACAACCAGCCGACCGCGCAGGCGATCGAGGCCGGGTGGGCGCGCGCACACCGCACGACCTTCGGCACGAACACCCGTGGCACGCAGACCGCCGTATCCACCCGCCTCACGCCGAAGGGCGAGGCACGCCTCTGGGACGGGCTCGCCGCCTGGCTCGGCGCGCACGGCGACCTCACCATCCCCAAGCACTGACCCCACACGCGACGGTGGGGCGCCCGTTGCACCGGACGCCCCACCCAAAACGAAAGGCAAGCACATGCCTCAGACACAGGATACCGACGACGTCGCCGTCACGGGGAGCGGGTTCGAGCCCCTCACCGCCGACATGCACCTCAGCGTCTCCGATCGCACGGCGCCCGTGATCGACGGCCCGATCGCGACCGACAGCCGCAGCATCTGGCCGCTCTCGCCGGGACGGATGGCGCTCGTCGTCGCCGCACTCATCGCGGCCGCCATCTGCGGCCCGCCCGCGGCCGACCCGAGCGCCGGCGTCAACGGCGCGGACCTCGGAGTTCTCATCAGCCTCGCGGCGTTCGTCGCCGCATTCCTCATCCCGCTCCCGAAGAAGGGCGACCACTCATGACCCCGCAGATCACCGACGCACGCATCGTCGTGCCGGACGACGCACCTCGCACCGTCTGGATGCTCGAGCGCGGAGAAGGCGTCACGGCCTCCGACGTGTGGCGGATCGCGCGCGCCGGCATCAAGGCTCGCCGAACGATCCTCGAGCAGAAGATGAACGGGTCGACCTTCCGTGGCAACAAGGCCACGAAGGCGGGGCACGCTCGAGAGGCCGCGCTGCTCGATGAGGCCGCCGAACGTCTCGTCACGCTCACCCCGAACGGGGCGCTCTGGGCATCGGTCGAAAACGACCTGCACCGCGCGACGCCCGACGCGATCGGCATCGACCCCGACGGCGCGCTCGTCGTCGTCGAGGTGAAGTCGCACGAGAACGGGTGGAAGTCCGACGAGATCCCCGTCGAGCACCTCGCTCAGATGCAGTGGCAGATCCACGTGCTCGGCGCTGACTACGCCCTCTACGGGTTCGAGGTTCGCGACGAGGACGACATGCCGCCCGTCGACGGGGCGACGTGGATTCCGGTCCCGCGTGACGACGAGATGATCGTGTGGCTCATCGAGCGCGCCGACGACTTCATCGCCTGGCGTGATGCGGGATGCCCCGACGTCGATGACCTCCCTGCCGATGTGACCGACGCGGTCGCCGAGTGGGCACCGCTGAAGCGCAAGCTGGACGCCGCCGTGGCCGCCGAGAAGGTCGCGAACGCGAAGGTCAAGGCCGCGACCGCGAAGCTCCCCGGCGCGGAGCGATTCGGCGCCGTCGGCATGACCGAGCATGGCGGGTTTCAGGTCACGGTCTCTGAGTCGGTGTCGATCGACGAGGCCGCATGGAAGGCCGCCGCTCCCGAGGTGCACGCGCACGTCGAGGCGCTCCGTGTGGAGATCACCGTGCTCGAGGCGACCGCGCTCAAGTACTTCCCCCGCGTCACCCGCAAGGCACCGTCACTGCGATTCCAGGAGGTCGAGAATGTCTGACGTCATCGAGGGCACATTCGTCGAGGTCAAGACGATCGCCGAGGTCGAGCGCATCGTCCACGGTTCCGGGCTGTGGGATGGCACCGGCCCTGTCGAGTTCTCGAACGACGGCGCGGCGTGGTCGGAGACCTGGTCGCCGACCGACCTCGAGCCGCACCCGCAGTTCGCTCGCGTCTCCGTCTATCGCAAGGACGTCCGCATCCCCACGACCGTCACGATCCGGTGGGATGAGCAGTTCCCCGCCGCCTCGGAGGAGTGGGCGGGTAAGTGGACCCGCTCGCCGATGCGTCACTTCGGTCGCACCGTGCGCATGGTCGCGTTCCGGCAGACGTTCCGCGAACTGCTCGGCAACATCGTGATCGAAGACGAAGACCACACCGACCGTCCCGAGGCAACCCCCGCCGCGCAGGCCGCGGACGCACCGGCCGAGCGGGACTGGGAGAGCGCGTTTCTCGCGACCGAGTCCATCGAGCAGATGGACGCGCTCGAAGCGGAAGCGCGGGCCGTGCGGCTATTCACGCCGAACGCCGCAGGGACCGCCCTTCACCGTGTCGCGAAGGCGCAGCGGAAGAGGCTCGTCGAGGCCGCCTGGGCAACCGACCACGCCGCCTCGCCCGCGAAGGTGATTACCCCCGAGGCCGAGCCTGTCGCGCAGACTGCCGAGGTCGAGCGTCCGGCACCGCGTGACTTCCTCCCGCCGCAGAACCGCGCCGCCCGCCGCGCCGCATCCCGCAAGAAGGGACGCCGGTGATGTACACGAACCCGAACACCGGCGAGGTCATCACGACCGAGCAGGCGACGTTCGCCATCAAGGTCGGCGCCCAACTGCTCGACTACCGACCGACGACGCCGACCGAGATGGAGTACTTCATCCGCGAGGCCGTCGGCCTCATGGAGAAGCTCCCCGACGTGATGCTCGAGATCAACGGTCGCCGCTACGACGCCGAGCGCGCCTACATCGCCAAGAAGCAGGCCCGACTCGCGCACTACGGCCGCAACAACGTCGCCGCCACCTTCGCCCGAGCCATGGCCGACGTCGACGCGCAGGCCGAACTCGAGGCGTGGCACAACGTCAAGGCCGAGTACCACTACGCCGAGGGCACCGAGCGCTCCCTGCGCACGAAGGTCAACGCGATGCTCAACATCAACAAGGCGATCGCCGCGCAGTACGGAGCGCACCGATGAGCGCGCGGCGCGGTCAGTCGCGGTTGCGCCCCTGGTCGACGGCGCTCGAATCGGGCTCCTGCTTCGCCGCGATCCGCGAGACCATCTTCTCCGCGGTGCGCATTGCACCCTCGTACAGCCCGGCGCCGAGGATACTGAAGACCACCTCGCTCACGAAGTACAGTCCGCTGTACAGAGCCGTCAATGCGCCGGTGAGCCGGGCGGAGGCGCCCTCGCTCAGCCCGGCGACTGCGTCGAAGATGAAGTTCGACGACGCCCGGCCCACCTCGTTGACGACCCCGAGCAGGGGCGTGCTCAGCAGCATCCATCGGTACAGGATCGCGAAGCCGAGGACGAACGTCGCCCCCCACAGTTCTTCGGCGCGAGGGCCGCTCAGCCCATTCGCCTCGATGCCCATGAGCGCGACAAGGGTGAAGGCGAGAAGGCCGGTCGCGATGGCGAGGTCGACCAGGATGCGAATGAGGAGCGCGAGAGTTGACCGTGCGCGCGCCAGCGGACTCTTCGGCTGCTTCGCACGCACGATGCGCTCGGCTACCAGCGCGACCAGGAACACGGGAAGGATCTGCGCGATCGCGGTGCACGTCGCGACGCTCGCGGTATCCGGCAGATCTATCACAGCGGTCACTCTATCGGGGGTGACCCGATGACCGCCCCGACCGCGGCGACTCGGGATGCGGTCTACCGTCGTGACGAGCGTCGCTGCGCCGCGTGCGGGATCATGGCACTCACGTTCCAACACCGCCGCGCCGTCGGGATGGGCGGTTCGAAGAACGTCCCGTCCCCGGTTGACGGGCTGTCGCTGTGTGCGGTCTGCAATGCCGGGTGCGAGGGCGGCATGCAGGCGCAGGCGCTCCGCTACGGGTGGAAGGTCCGTCGATGGGTGACGCACCCCGAGCGGGTGCCGGTCTTCTACCCGCGTGAGATGTCCTGGTATCGCCTCGAGGGCGTGATCCGAGTCCGCATCACCAGGGTTGTGGCGATGGAGATGGGCTGCAGCGTCTACGGCGCCGAGTGGCTGCTCTGGCACGAGGCCATCGCATGAGCGCCACGCAGACGACCCCGACCGGCATCGCGATCATCTACTGCGATCAGTGCGGCCGTCGGCATCCCGTCACGCGCAAGCATTGCTCGACGTGCGGGTCGCCGAGCATGTTCCCGCACTCGGTTCACGGAGGTGTCTCGTGAGCATCGTGAGCGACGCGTTTGCTGCCTGGCGGGAGTGCCGCGCCGAGTACGACGAACTCCTCTATCAGCAGTACATGGCGGCCGAGGAGGCGACGAACGGCGCGATGCTGAACGCCCGCGGCCGGGAGAAGGGCATCGACCCCTTCACCCTCTTCATGGGTAACCAGGTCCGCGCGTTCGCCTACGCCTCGGAGGAGCTCATCGAGCACTGGGAGACCCACCCGCGGATCACGTACGCGAAGTTCGAGCAGCAGTGGCAGCGCACCCGCGAGGCCGAACTCATCCAGGACGCAGCATGAGCGCCGCCGTCGAGGCTGCCGAGGCGCCGGAGAAGGAGTGGACGCCCGACCGCCAGGTCACGCTCGAGCGGCTCCGCATCGTCGACATGATCCACGAGGGTAAGCCGGCGTGCCGCCTGTGCGGCCAGACCGTGAACCACCTCGACAAGTTCGGCCTGTGCTCGAAGGTCTCGGACTCACACAAGGAATGGCGCGGCGAACCCGTGCCGCGCAAGAAGAACGGAGCTCGATCATGAGCGACGAGAAGATGTCCGAGCAGTTCCAGCGGGAGGCGCGCGAGATGGCAGCACACGCAGCCCGCCGGCTCCGCGAGGCCGCGCAGAAGCTCGAGAACGCATTCACCGGAGAGCCGCTCGCACAGGACGGCATGGAAGTCGTCGAGGCGATCGGCACCGGCGTGTGGGCCGCGCAGTCCTGCGTCGCTCACGCGATGCAGCGGAGCGCGCTCGCGGTCCTCCACGCGGAGCGTGAGCGGAACGGCGGTGCGTCATGAGCCTGATGCCGAAGTTCGCGATGACGTACGTCGTCGTCTGGGCGGATGAGCTCGGCCCGGGCAAGCACGTCGTGAAGGTGGGCCGCGCGTGGCGGTTCGCCCGCGTGCAGGAGATGACGATCTCGGGCGGTCAGGTGGTCGTGCTCGCGCGGGGCACGGATGCGACGTGGGAGACGGAGGCGCTGCGGATCATGCGGCGCTGGTTCCCGCACGCGTTCGACTCCGAGCTCGAGGCCCGCCGGATTCTGTTCCGGGGTCGCGGGTGGACGGAGTGTTTCGAGGTCGACGACGCGCATCTGCAGCTGGCGGTCGACCTGTGTTTCGAGGGATTCGCGAAGGGAAGCGATCAGGGTGTCAACGAGGAGCGTGCAGCGTCGGATCAGCGCGGAGGATATGCGGTGGCCGGGGTACCTGCGCGCCCCGCACGAGGCGAAGCCGACGGCGGTCGGGTTGTGGACGACGGCGACGGACCCGCTGGGCCGGTGCGAGCTCGTACCGGAGCTCATCGCCGCGGCGATCTACCCGGGGCAGGCGGCGACGGATCTGGTCGTCGATCATCTGCTGATGCTCGCGGACTCCGGGTTCCTGACGATCTACCAGGACGGCGGGGCGGAGTGGATCGCGCTGCGGCGTCCGCTCAGGGTCGACGCGCGGCTTGCGTCGTCGGATGCTCCGGAGCCGCCACGCGAACATTCGCGAACGTTCGCGGCTGTGGGGGGAGCGGGCGAGCGGGCGCGGGCGAGGGTGCAGGCCGAGAGCGCCGAGCGGGAGAGCGAGTGGGCGCGCTGGCGGGCCGAGCAGGAGCGCGGCCCCGCACGTCCGAAACGGCCGCTGCTGCTGGATGCTCCGCCCATCGGATGCCCCGATCACCCTCACGGCCGCTTCGAGGACTGCGGACCGTGCGGGACTGCGCGCCGCCAGCACGACAGGTTCATCGCGCAGGAGCGCTACACGCAGCAGGTGGCCGAGTACGAGCAGAGCCAAGAGACCGAGGAGGGCTGGGGAGATGTCTTCTGACGCACTCGCCGACTTCATCGACATGACCGTCACGCGGTTCACGAAGGACCGCGTCTTCCGGCTCCGGCTGCTTGCCGAGGCCGATGAGACCGCACGAGAGACAGCACGAAGGATTCGCCGCGAAGCATCGATCGCGGCACAGAGGAGGACAGCATCATGAGCAACGACACCGTTCGGGCAACCACGCACCTTCAGGTCGCCCCCGAGATCGCGACATGGCTCAACGAGGGCCACCCGAACCGCATCCAGGGCGCGAAGGTGGTCGCCTCGACCCAGGGGCGCTCGGCGAAGCCCAAGCCGGGAACGATCGAGGTCAAAATCACGATCGAGATCCCGAAGTCGGCGTTCCTGCCGCTGCGACCTGAGGCGGTCGTCGTGGTCCCCGAATCGATGACCGTCCCGCACCCGGTCTCGGTCGAGGCCGAAGACGCGAACGAGGCGACCGCCTGATGGCCGGCGAAACTGTGATCACGGTCGTGGGGAACCTGACCGCCGACCCCGAGCTGCGCTTCACGCAGAACGGCCTCCCGGTGGTGAACTTCACTATCGCCTCGACGCCGCGGAGCTTCGACCGGACGGCGCAGGAGTGGAAGGACGGCGACCCGCTGTTCCTTCGCGCCTCGTGCTGGCGTGAGTTCGCCGAGCACGTCGCCGGGTCGCTGACGAAGGGCATGCGGGTCATCGCGACCGGCCGGCTCCGTCAGCGCGGCTACCAGGACCGTGAGGGCAACCAGCGCACCGCGATCGAACTCGAGGTCGATGAGATCGGCCCTAGCCTCCGCTACGCGACCGCGCAGGTGACCCGCGCCGCGTCGACCGCCTCCGGCCAGCAGCGCCCCGCCGCGCAGCAGGTCTCCGAGGAGCCGTGGTCGACGCCTGGCGCATCGACCGACGGTTGGTCTACTCCGGGGAGCTTCGGTGATGACACTCCGTTCTGACCTGACGACCGAGGTCGAGAAGGCGCTCCGGGATGAGGCATACGACGGTGGCTTCGGTGCGCTGACCCCCGAGGGGCTCACCGCGTATGTGCGTCGTCTCGCCGAGGCCGCCGTCGAAGTCGTCGAGGAGGCTCACACCCGCACCGACGACGAAAGCACGGCCGAGGCGGAACGCATTTGGCCGATCAACCGCGAGTACAGCCCGCAGCAGACGCGGGCCGTGTTCTCGGTGAGGGAAGTCGATGCGTACTGTGTGTCCGCGTTCAAGCGTGGCGCTCAGTGGGCTGTTGGCTTCCGCCGTTCCGTGGTGCCGGAACCGAGCGCCGAGGATGAGTTCGCGCCGGGAGAGTGCACGGGCGCGGGCGACTGCGATGCGCCTGTGCACATCCACGGCTGCTATCGGCGGCACAGCGCCGATCAGTGCGACGCACCGAACGAGTACGGGCACCTGACCCCGGAGCCGCAGAGCGAACCGTCCGACGCGCAGGTGCGCGAGACGATCCGCCAAGCCATGCGAGAAGCGGGCGAAGGTGAGGTCTACTCCGACCTTATGGCGGGCATTATCATGCGCGCCCTGCGTGCCGCCGTCAGCGAGCAGGGAGAGAACCGATGAGCGGTCGCACCTGCATCCGGGGATGCACCCTGAAGGGCGAGCACTGGGCGGCGTGCCCGGACTACGGCAAGGAGAACGGCGACTGCCGCGGGTGCGTCGAGTCCGAGGCGCGCGACGGCGTCCTGATCTGCGAGCGCTGCTATCGCACTCTGCGCCGTCACCTCGAGGACGCCGCCGACCTCGTCGGTCACCTGCGTTCGATCGCGGACCCGACGAAGGCGACGCCGTATGACCGCATCCGGGTCGACTCGTCCCGTCCTGACATGCCGGCTCCGGTCGCCGCGGATCTCATCGATGCGTCGGATGACATCGTTCGCACGATGCGGGGATGGGCGCTGTATGTGCAGTTCGGTGGCGACCACCCCTGGCGCGCTGAGGGTCTCGAGGCCGGCATCGACGGTGCGGATGCGTGGGATGACGTCAACGGATGCGCCGAGGTGATCCTCGCAGAGCTCGACAGCCTCGCGAACGACTCGCACCAGATCCCCGCGCTCTGGGACGGCGTCGCCCAGGTGCACGGCGGCGAGCCGTCACCGTGGAGCATCGCGGATGCCGCGGCGCGCTACTCGCTCGACGATCAGCCGCGGTGGGCGAACGTGCCCTGCCCGGACTGTGACCTCATGGCCGTGCGCGTGCAGCCCGGCCGCAACGGCCGCCCCTCCCGCTACAGCTGCGCGACCGCTGAATGCGACTGGGAGGCGAACTCGAACGACGACGGCGGCCTCTGGGCATCTGTCTTCGCGGAGCCCGAACCGCCGGAGATCCGCCCACACGACCCGAGCCTGCTCACCCTCGTCGACGCCGCCCGCCTCGTGCACCGCGAACCGGGCACCGTCCGCGGCTGGGTGAAGGGCGGAGACCTTGAGCCGCATCTCGGCCGATACCGAACAGATGACGTGCTCGCCGTGGCGGCACGTAAGAGAGGAGAGACCGCATGAAGATCTGGCTCACACTCACCGAGGCCGCCGACGTTGCAGGACGTACCGAGCGCACCATCCGCAACTGGGTGGACGCTGGTGAACTCAACCCTCGCCACGGGCGATACATGCGAGACGAGGTGCTCGCCGCCGAACAGAGGATGCGCCGCAAGATCGGGCGCCCCCGCAAGGCCAGCGAAGACGGGAATCGGAGGCGGAACGCAGGCTGAACCCGGGTCACTTATCGACATTCAGGCGGCCAGCCGCGGGGCAGCAGAGTTCGTCACGGCGATACGCTCGAACGCATGACTCCAGAACCATCCCCGTCCCCAGGAGTTCCTTGGATTGTCATCGACAGTCCGCTCCTCATCGTCTCAGAGGGAGGGTGGCAGACGCTCATCAGCGTCTTGGCCCTCGCGGTGTCGGCGTGGACGCTGTTCTACACGCTGACCGCGCGACCACGCGTATCGGCTGTTGTGCAGCGGTGGACGTACCAGAGCGGCGGGCAGGAAGTCCCCGACGGCGACGACGTGACTGTGATGAACACGGGCCGTGCGCCAGTCATCGTGAAGTCCATAAGCGCGATCGGTCCCGATGGTGCCGAGTCGGCGGCAACCAAGTCGAAGCGCGGTCCCAGTCGAGAAGTGGTGACGCTGCCGACCTTTCCTCTCGTCATCGACCCCGGCAAAGTGGTGACGGTCTGGATGCCCGTGCTCTTGCACGGCGCCGAGGCATCGCACACGCACGGCTTCAAGGTCAATTACCTCGTTCGCCCCTTGTTCAGAGGCAAGGCGCGCGTGCGGTCTTTGGTCGTGAAAGGTGACCCGCCGAAGACGACGTGAGGCGGACGTTGTGGCCTAAGAGACCGCTGCTATCCGGCAGGATGAGGTAATGACCGACGATGCCACGCGTCTCAAGGCTGAGTACGCCATCCTGCAACAGAAGCTCGAACTGCTGGACCGCGAAGTTGCGGCTCGGGAAGAAGCGAAGGCGGCAGCCCTCGACGCTGCACGGTCGGTTGGCGCGCAACTCGCGCGCCTCGGCCACGCCGCCGAGCTCGCCGGTGTTCGATTCGACAACGAGCTCGCGCGCCGCCTGTACTGGAATTATCCCGACGTACACGTCGCCGAGATCGCGAATCCGATGCGGGTCCACGAAGGTCAGGTCAGCCGTTACGTGGGGTCGGGCGAATTCGAACGGCCCTGTTTCGATGGCTGCGGTCGCACCGTGGTTTGGCGTATGCGGAACCGGACCGACGCTCAGCGACAGCCGCGGTACTGCCCCGAGTGTCAGGCGAGGCGTGACGCCGAGAGGGAGGAGGATCGCCGTGCGTGGAGGGCGAGAGAGGATGCGGAGCACGCGGAATCGGTCGAGGCGCTCCGGGCGGCGGTCGACGCTGGCGTGCAGGTTCGTCGCTACGCCGACTTCCCCGGAGTTCCGTTCACTTGGGAGGTCGATGAGAACGGAATCCCCCTAGCGCTTCGCGAAGAACGTTAGATCCGCGTGACCATTCCAATGCCGGTGACGAACTTCTGATCCACTACCTTGAGGGGAGATTGCCAACTCAAGGGGGGTACATGGTAGCCATCACGCGTGATCGCGAGGAGATTGAGGACGGTGTCGTCCAACTCCGATTCGCTGACGATGACAACAACATTCACGACATCAGCGCATCTGATCTCGCAACTGTGCTCGAGGGACTGGTTGCGTTCACGGCCGAACTCGCCAAGGCTGGCGAGTTCGGCGATGGGCCGGCGCCCCGCATTCGTGTCCGTGCGCCGAAGGAGGGGTCGTTCGTTCTCGAAGCCCTCGTCTGGGTGCAAGAGAACCCGATTGGCGCGGCAGGTCTGACCGTCGCTGGTGCCGCCGGGATCGCAGCCGCGAAGTCGTTCGGATCCGCGGCGGGAACGGCCGTGGCTCAGGCGATCGGAGCTGGCATCCGCAACCTTCGCGGTCAGAAGCCAGTAGATTTCGAGCACCTCGACAACGGCGATGTCAAGGTCAAGTGGCCTGACGACTCAGTGAGCGAGGTGCGTCGAGAGACATGGGACAAGCTGCAGCAGATGAAGCGCCCTACCCGCCAAGCCCTAAGCAAGATCATGGCGCCGCTCAACAGCGACGCCGACAAGCTTGAAGTGCGCGATGCATCCGTGGAAGAAACCACAGAGGAGATCCTCGAGACGCCCGCCGAAGCGGTGGCAGTTCGCACGGATTATCTGACTGCCATCCAGGAAGCTGAGCAGACGTCTGAGGCTGAGCGTATCTTCGAGACCGAAGCAGTCCTCAGCACCATCGACTTCGACAACACCGCGAAGTGGAGGATCAAGACCACCCGAGAAGGTACCCGCACGGCTACCATCGAGGATGTGCAGTTCCTCCGCGGTCTTGACCGCGGTGATGCAATCCACAAGAACGACATCTTCTGGCTCAAGGTGAAAGAGACCACCACTAAGGAGCCCGGCAAGAACGTTCGCACTGAATGGGCTGTGATCGAAGTTCGGCGTACGAGACGAGGTGACACCGATGGTGACGCACACGACGACTCGACGCCATCGATCGACGCGCCGGAGTCCTGACTATCGTCGTCTGGCGATCCTCTTCCTCTGCGTCGTGTCCATTCTGCTGCTCACGATCAGTATGGTCGTAGAGCACACCTCACCATTCCTCGTGCTCATCCCGACCGCGCTCGGAGCTCTGATGATCGCGAGGATGCACCGCTAAAGCGAAACTCTTCAAACTCTTCCATCGCGTGTGTTAAGCTGTGCTTGCACCTGAACTATGACCGAAGCCCTGCCGATCCGGCGGGGCTTTCGTCGTTTAGCTGTGACCCCGCCGCCACACGCTCACATCCCTCTGCAAAGCGACCGCTCTGCCGCCATGACCTCGCGCCGCCCCGATGGATCGGGATGCGAGCGTTGAGCGAGCGGCCTCGTCTCAGGTCGCATGATGCGCACACTCGAGCGGTGATGAGCGGCGGGGCACGGACTTCAGTCGGTGGGGGTGATGGTGAGTAAGCGCACCCACACCCGTGAGGATCAGCGGCAGCGGACGGAGTTCTACGAGTCCGGGAAGATCCTCGACGCCGACCCGGCTACCCGTCACCTCTCGGTGTGCTGGATCTGCACGCTCCGCATCGACTACGAGCAGGCGCCGGGAACGACGACTGACTCGCATACCCTCGACCACTACTTCCCGGTCGAGGACTTCCCCGAACTGCAGAACGACCCCGACAACTTCCGTCACGCGCACTTCGACTGCAACAGCAGCCGAGGCAAGGGTGACGCCGAGCGTGGTCTCGGCGTCCCAATGCCCGCCTGGTGGTGACGCCTAGAACCGTCTTGTGCCGTAGTACTCGCCCATTCCGGAGAAATCCGGGAACATCGTCGACCGATTGAAGCCGAAGTTCCGTTCAAGCATTTCGAGCAGCAGCGGTTTGACTGACGCGGGAACAACGATGCCCATGGTTGAAGGAAAATGGACGGTCAGCCGGCCACGTCGTCCTGCGAGATCTGATGCTCCGCACACGTCGTTGAATAGTCGTGCGTGATCCCGTGTCCATCGCCCGCTGGGGGAGCGCAGCGGTCCAAGCTCGGACTCTGGCGCATCGATTGACTTGTGTGGCTCGGTGTGGAGCACGAAAACCCCGCGTTGCGCCGCGATCCGAGGATCGATTGGCGGAGTCGAGTAGAGGAGAGCGGTTGGCTCGCGCTCGAATGCTCGCGGGTAGTTGCGCTCGTATGGGCGATCGATCTGCTTGAACTGGTCCCGCGTGAGCGCGAGTAGAAGACCGTCGTGATCTTGCGCAGTGGTGCCGTCATCGAGTTTGGCAGTGTCATCGCACAGGAACCACAGCGCCACGAAGGGGTCGGTGCTGCAATCGATCAAGCGCGTGAGCGCCCCGTGGTGCCGGAGCCTGGCCAAGATTTCCCAGTCTCCCATGTGCTGGGCGTTGTCGGCGCCGATGCGTCGCGCTTGCTCGATCATCTCGATCTCTAGGGCGAGGATCTCCGCCGCGGTGAGTCCTGCCCTCCCAGCTTTCGATTCGAGCCGCCAATCCTCTACGGCCTGACCTCGCCACACAACGCCGATTCTCGGGCCCAGCAGGTTGATGCCGTCTACTGCCGTGAGGACTTCTCGGGCCGCATCACGGACGGCATTAGGTGAAGCGGATGCGAAGTCGTCGGACGTTGCCGTCTGCGTGCGGTACTTCATCCAGCCTGGCCACGTTGACACGATCAGTCACGCCGACGAATCTTCTTCTCGGCGTCGGCATAGTGGCCGCCGATGATCTTGTCCGCCATCTTCCGGGCGAAGTCCTCACTGTTGTAGCCCTGGCCGCCGTCGGTAGCGATGATGTCGGACCCGTTCGATCCGATCAGCTGCCACCCCCACTTGCCGTCGGCTCGCTCGATCAGGATGCGCTGTGCGCCCATGACTGCTCCCTTGCTCGTCTTTGGAGAACCATACCGACCTGGCGCAGCCGTCCGCCACGATTGGAGACGCCGTGAACCGCTTCACAGCCGCTGGCCTGTTCGTCGAGGCCGCGAAGGGCAAGCGCATCATCGTGCTCACCGAGAGGCGATGGGAGATCAGTGACGCGCTCCGCTGCTTCGCCGAGCATCCCGACATCAGCGGGTGGCCTGGGTTCCGCGTATGCAGTCGGAACGGGGAAGAGCGCATCGACCTCGGCGGCCGCGGGCGCATCGTCTTCCACTCGGCGACGTCGAACCTTCGCGGACTGAGCGCAGACATCGTGCTCGTGTCCGATCACGCGTACCGCGCCATGAGCGACGGGCGTCGCGAGGTGTTCCTTCGCGACGCCCGTGCCATCGTCGCCGGGAGTGGATGCCCCGAGGTCGTCACCGACAGCGGGACGCGCCTCGTATGAGCACCCGAGCACGGAAGGCGCGCAAGCGCGCAAGCATCCCGTTCGCCAAGACGCCGAAGCACCCGACGCGGGTGTGGGGCGAGCGCCGCGGCCTCGGTCTCATCACGGGTCCGGAGATCCTCGCTCGCCTCCTGGCCCGTCCGACTCGCTGACTCACGAGGGAGACTCCATGTCCCGGCGCGTTCCTCGATGGCGGATCAATGGCGATGTGCTCGAGGTCGTCCCCGAGCACGGGGAGATGCAGTGGCGCAGAGCCAATGGCTCGTTCGCTGAGTACGTCGGCCCACTCGATGACCTCGGCTACGGCATACCCCGGAACCCTGGGGCATCGTGGGGGCTACGCCGCGCCGTCTTCGATCTCGCGTACGGGTACGTCAGCGGCTTCCCGGTCGGCGACGTGCTCGCATTCGCGATCCGTTCCCTCTTCCCGCCACGAGCCGCGCTCTTCGCACGGCGTCCAACCCGATAGGCCAGGAGGCCCAGCATGGATCAGATCACACCGGGGCGCATCGTCCTGTACAAGCTCAGGGTGAGCGACCTCGCCCGCATCAACGCAGACCGACCGACCCTCCGCCCTCCCACCTCGCGGCTCCGCTTCCACTTCGTGGAAAAATCCAACCTCGAGGTGGGAGGGCGGAACACCGCCGGGAGGGTGTTCCTCTCTCCCCGATAACCCTCATAGGGGGTCGCGCACGCGCGCACGCGAAGAAAGGTGACCGCGATGACCGCATTCGCTGAGGAATCCGTCACCGCCGCACTCGAGCGCGGACTGCGCAACGCGAAGCACCTGCGCGCGAGGCATGCTCCCGTCGTCGCCGCCGCTCGATCCCTCGCGAAGAAGATCGACGCATGGGACGTCATCGTCGAGTGGGCGATCGAGGATGCCGCCGAGCGTGGTGGTCGCCCCGCCGTGCCCGCGAACGACAACGTCTCGATCGCGAGCTTCCTGAAGTACCTCGACGCCTTGGGCCTGACGCCCGAGGGTGAAGCGCCTGCGGCATCTGCGCCCGGGCGGCCGGCGATCAAGCCTGCGCCGGCGAAGCCGACGAACAAGGTGCTCGCGTTCCGGCAGAAGGCGCAGGCCGGGTAGGAGGCGCGGTGGAGATCACGCACGGGTTCACTGAGCCGCGTGTGTGGACGAAGCCGCTGACCGAACTCACCCCGAAGACGTCCCGCGGATTCGAGGTCATCGAGTTCGCCGAGGAGACGCTGAAGGTCCACCTGTTCCCGTGGCAGAAGTGGCTCCTGATCCACATGCTCGAGCTCGACTCGTTCGGGCTGCTCCGCTTCCGCAAGGCGCTCGTCATCGTCGGACGCCAGAACGGCAAGACGCTCATCGCCGCCGTGCTGGCCGCCTACTGGCTGTACGTCGACGCCGGCCGCTGGCCGAACCAGATCGCCGAACAGAACTTCGTCGTCGTCGGTGCCGCGCAGAAGCTCGACATCGCCATGAAGCCGTGGAAGCAGGTGCGCCGCTGGGGCGCACCCGACGACATCAAGATCGGCATCGCGGTCGACCGCGTCCCCGACTTGCAGGAGATCACCTACCCGCCGCGCACCACGAACGGTGAGACCGAGCTTCGGACACTGATGGGCGCCGCCTACCTGCCGCGCACCTTCGACGGTGCCCGCGGTCAGTCCGCCGCCCGCCTGATCCTCGACGAGCTCCGCGAGCAGTACGACTACGACGGATGGTCGGCGATCGAGAAGTCCGCGAACGCGATGTACGACTCGCTGCTCGTCGCGTTCTCGAACGCCGGCACCCGCCGCTCGAAGGTGCTCCGCGACGTCCGCCAGATCGGACACGAAGGCGTCGACGACCCGGAGACGCAGTGGTTCATCGCCGAATGGTCTGCCGAGCAGGATGCCCGCCTCGACGACCCGCGCGCATTCGCTCAGGCGAACCCGTCCGCCGGGTACCTCCCCGGCATGACGATCGCCGGTCTCATGCGCGCCGCCGCGGAGGCCAAAGAGAAGAACGTCGAGCGCATCGAGGTTCTCGGCCAGTGGGTGACCGCGAAGGTCGACAACTTCATCGAGGTCGAGGACTGGAAGGAACTCCACCGGACTGCAGCCGACATCCTCGCGAAGATCCCCCGCGGTGCCCGCACCGTGTGGGGCATCGACATGTCCCACAACCGGCGGACGACCTGGCTCGCCGCCGCCGTGCTGCTCGATGACGGTACCCCGTTCGTCACGATTCGCGTGAAGCGCCCCGGATGGGCATGGGTGCTTCCGGCGCTCATCGAACTCGCGCAGGCGTCCGGGTACCTCGAGGTCGCCGTGCAGTCGAAGGGCGTCCCGGCGACGGACTTCCTCAATCCGCTGCAGGATGCCGAGTTCTCGGTCAACGGGAGGATGGCGAAGTTCATCGTCCACGCGATCGACTGGTCGGCGTTCGCGCTCGCGACCGGCCGGCTCTCCGATCGCGTCCGCGACCGCGGCATCGCGCTCATCCCGCAGCCGGACGTCGACCGGGCGATCCCCGGCGCGGTTGTGCGCACCTACGCAGAGAACACCGGATGGTCGCGTGAGAAGTCCGTCCCGATGGACATCGCCGGCATCTGCGCCGAGACGATCGCTCTGTACGCGCTCGAGGCGCTGACACCGCCCCCACCGGCCCCGGCTCCACCGCCACCGCCGCCCGCCGAAGTGGTCATGCGCGACGCCGAGGAACTCGGCGACGTGAACTTCGCGACCGCCGCCTTCTAGACGGGAGACTCCCCATGTCCTGGCTCACTCGCATCGCCGACCGGATCTTCGGGGCGGCGGCTCCGACTGCCGCCCCGTCCGAGCTCGGCTACCAGACGGGCGGCCTGCTCTCGTGGACGACGCTCGTCGAGGAATCGGGGGAGTCGAACCCGGACCTCTACTGGCCCGAGTCTCTCGAGGTCTACGACCGGATGCGATCGGAGGACTCGCAGGTCGGCTCGGTGCTCCGCGCCGTGGTGCTGCCCATCATGCGCGCCGACTGGATGATCGATCCGGCTGGCGCACGCGACGAGGTGATCCAGCACGTCGCGACCGACCTCGGCCTGCCCGTGAAGGGGAAGCCGGTCGAAGCTCCGATCCGCACCAAGGGCCGGTTCTCCTGGGTTGAGCACCTCCGCCTCGCGCTGCTCGAACTGCCCCACGGGCACTCCTACTTCGAGCAGGTCTACTACCTCGACGCGTTCGGGCGGGCGCACATCCGCAAGCTCGCCTGGCGTCCGCCCCGCACGATCAAGGACATCAAGGTCGCCGCCGACGGCGGACTCGTCGCGATCGTGCAGCGCGGCGTGGGATCTTCCAAGGGCGCGGTAACGATCCCGGTCGACCGACTCGTCGCCTATGTCAACGAGCGCGAGGGCGCGAACTGGCTCGGGCGCTCCCTGCTCCGCACGGCCTACAAGAACTGGCTCCTCAAGGATCGGCTTCTGCGCATCCAGGCGCTCAGCGCCGAACGCAACGGCCTCGGCGTCCCCGTCTACACCGGAGCCGAGGCACCCGCGACCGCGTCCGTCGAAGACCGCGAGCGGTGGAACAAGGCCGAGCGTGAGGGCGGCCTGAAGATCGCGAAGAACTTCCGGGCCGGCGAGAGTGCCGGAGCGTCGCTCCCTGCCGGGGCGAAGATGGAGCTCCTCGGAGTCAGTGGCAAGACGCCCGACACCGACCCGATGATCCGCTACCACGACGAGCAGATCGCCCGCGCCGTGCTCGCCCACTTCCTCAACCTCGGCACCGAGACGGGATCGTGGGCGCTGGGCTCGACGTTCGCGAACTTCTTCACCGATTCGCTCAACGCCGTCGCGCAGCAGATCGCTGACGTCGCACAGCAGCACATCATCGAGGATCTCGTCGACCTGAACTGGGGACCGAACGAACCCGCGCCGCGGATCGTCCCCGCGAAGATCGGGTCGGAGCACCCGGCGACTGCCGAGGCGATCAAGATGCTCGTCGACGCCAAGGTGCTCGAGCCGGACGGCACGCTCAAGTCGCACGTCCGCACCCTCTACGGCCTGCCCGTCGCCGACGCGACCGACACCGAGGAGTCTGCCGAGGGCACCGCGCAGAGCGACGCCGAGATAGCACGCGCCGCCGCCGAGACCATCCAGAAGGTCTACCTCGGCGTCGATGTCGTGGTCGACAAGGACGAGGCGCGCGACCTCGTGCGCAGATCCGGCGCCGACCTCAAGGCAACGCCCGACACCACACAGGAGGACACATGACCAAGCGCAACCCGAACCGGTATTGGGGGAGCGCCACGCCTCCGAAGTCCAAGGCCGAGTTCTTCGACGCGATCACCATGCCCGCGGCCGGAGACGACGGCACCGTCGCGACGATCCGCATGTACGGGCCGATCGACAGCTACGGCGGATGGTGGGGCATCAGCGCCGCCGACGTCAGCGACGTCCTCGACAACCTGCCCGACTCCGTCACGCAGATCATCCTCCGCATCAACAGCCCCGGCGGCGAGGTGTGGGAGGCGATGTCGATCCTGAATATGTTCCGCGCCCACACCGCCTCGGTCACCGCGGTCGTCGACGGCATCGCGGCATCCGCCGGGTCGTTCCTCGCCGTCGGATGCGACGAGACGGTCATGTCGCCCGGATCGCAGATGATGATCCACTCGCCCCTGACGTGGGACTACGGCAACGCCGCAGACCTGCGCAAGACCGCCGAGGTGCTCGACAGCGTCGAGGAGTCGATCATCACGATCTACCGCGACAAGGCCGGCGAGTCCGCCTGGGGCGAACTGCTCGCCGCCGAGACCTGGTACACGGCGCAGGAAGCCGTCGCCGCCGGTCTCGCCGACCGGGTCGCCGTCGTCAAGGACGCCGGCGAGACCCTCACCCCGGGCGCGGAGGAGCCGGATCTCGTGCTCGTCCCCGCCGAGGGCGACGAGGTCGACGACATCTTCGAAGCCGCCCGCGCCCGCCTCGGCTGGCACCCCACCGGCGCGACCGCGCCCACCAAGCTCCCGAGCTCGACCGAGCCGGGTACCACCAGAGAAACGGAGACGCTCGACATGAGTGACACCTTCCTGGCCTATGTCCGTGATCGGCTCGGCGTGCCCGAGGCCGAGGCATCCGAAGAGACGGTCAAGGCCGCTCTCGACGAGGTGCTCACGGAGCAGGCCGACACACCCGTCCACAACGTCGTGCCCGCGGGCGCGGTCGTGATGGACGCCGCCCAGCATCAGAAGCTCGTCGATGACGCCGCCGCCGGCCGCGCCGCCCGCGAGCAGCAGATCAGCGACCGCCGCGACGGCATCGTCAAGGCGGCGCTCGAGACCGGTCGCATCGCCCCGTCGTCCGCCGACGGCTGGCGCGCGCAGCTGGACAACGACGAGGAGGGCATCTCCGCCCTGCTCGCGTCGTTCGCCGCGAACACCATCCCCGTCGAGGAGATCGGACACGGCGAGGTGCACGCCTCCGCGGACGACTCCAACTACTCGGCCATCTACGGCCAGAAGGGAGCCTGATCATGAGCGACCACCTGCTCGCGTTCAAGCCCGGACTTGCGGTGACCTTCACCGCAACCACCGCCATCACCGGCGGCCAGGTCGTCGAGGTCACCGGCAACCGCTCGGTCGGCGTCGCCGGAGCAGCCTCGACGAAGGCCATCGGCACCGCGGGGCACGACGCCGCGATCGGCGACCCGGTCGTCGTCCACCTCGCCGGCCCTGTCGACACGGTGACCGCCGCCGCGGCCATCACCGCGGGCGCGTCCGTCGAGGCCGCAGCCGCGGGCAAGGCGCAGACCGCGACCACCGGTCGCGTGCTCGGCGTCGCACTCACCGCGGCGACCGCCGCGAACCAGACCATCCAGGTTCTTCGGGCCTGAGACAAGGAGATCGCACATCATGATCAACTACCCGATCCCCGGGTCCACGCTCGCAGGCAACGTCTCGACCGCCCAGGCGCTCGCGTTCCTGAAGTCGCCGACCCAGATCGCCCGCCGCTTCGACGAGATCCTCGCCGATCACAACTTCCTCTCGCACTACCTGCTCCGCGGGAAGTACAAGATGCAGGGCGGCGCGGTGTCCTACACGCCCGACGAGGCCACCTCCTCGGGTGCCACCGCCGAGACCGTCGCTCCCGGCGGCGAGTACCCGCTCACCGCGCTCCCGGCGGACGCGGCGATCCTGGTCGCCGCGATCAAGAAGGGTCTCGGTTCGGAGATCGCGGACGAGACCGTCGGCCGCCTTCAGATGGACCCGATCGAGCGCGCGATCCAGCTGCTCGCGAACGACCTCGTGTCGCAGTTCGACGCGGCGTCGCTGTCTCTCATCCTCTCCGCGGTCAGCCAGACCGTCGGCGGAGGCGCGTGGACCGCGGCGAACACCATCGTCGCGAACGTCGAGGTCGGCAAGGCGCAGATCAAGGGCGCGCACCGCGGTTACCGTGCGACGAGCATGGTGCTCACCGACCTTCAGTGGGCGGCTGTCGCACCGATCCTCCTGCCACTGCTGCCGCGGGAGGCCGGGAACCCGATCCTCGCGGGCGCGTTCCCGAACATCCTCGGCCTCGACTGGGTGACCTCGTCCGACCTCCCGGGCGGATGGCAGCCGCTCATCGTGGACGCCGACCACCTCGGCGGCATCGGTCACGAGGACATCCCCTCGGAGGAGTACGTCGCCCTGGCGACGATCAACTCCCAGAACAAGTCGAACGTCGAGGTCGCTCGCTACCGCGAGAAGAACGACTCCACGCGGATCCAGGTCCGCAAGGCCGATGTGCCGATCGTGACCAACCCGCTCGCCGCGGCGAAGATCACGGGAACGGGGCTCTGATGACGCACATCGTCACCGCGCCCGCGATCCAGGTGATCGCCGGCGTCCGCGCCCACTTCCTCGAGAAGGGTGCCGTCCTCCCGGACGGCGTCGCGGAGGAGACGCTCGAGCGGCTCGTCGACGAGGGACTCATCGAGTCCGTCGTCGACGCGACCGACACCACCGCCGACGCGGATGCCGCGGCCAAGGCCGACGCCGACGCGAAGGCAAAGGCCGACGCGGAAGCGAAGGCGAAGGCTGACGCCGACGCGAAGGCCAAGGCTGACGCGGAAGCGAAGGCGAAGGCTGACGCCGACGCGAAGGCCAAGGCTGACGCGGAAGCGAAGGCCAAGGCCGAGGCGGCCGCCAAGGCGCAGAAGTAACCGAACAGGGGGCGATGAACCATGCCGATCACACCGAACGATCTCGGCGGCGACGAGGACACCGCACGACGGGTTCTCGTCCTGGCACGGGACATCGCCCCCTGTATCGACTCCTTCTCCGACGGCTCGGAGCAGAAGAAGGACGCCATCGCCATCCTCAAGGGGGTGCTCGGCGAGCTTCCCGCCACCGGCTCCCGGCGCACTCTCGCGATGAGCCGCAACGGGTCATCGATCACGCTCGCCCAGATCAAGTCCGCATTCGACGATGATGCCCGCTCAAGCCTCCGCTCCCTGTGCTCGGCGAGCGGCGACGTCGCACCGGGTGCGCCGATCGGCAGCTTCCCCACCGATCGCCCCTTCGCGCGCGTCTGGCCCGAAGGGGACTACGCATGAACGGCGACTGGGGCGACTGGGGCGACCACTTCTGGTTCCCGCACACGGTCACCGCCCGCGCCTTCCAAGGCGCCGGCGGTCGAGGCCCGCAGTACGCCGACCCCGTCACCCTCGCCGCCGAGGTGCTCGACAAGACCGAACGCGTCCGCGACGCCCAGGGCGTCGAGACGGTCTCCTCCTCGCGCGTCACGGTTCCCATCAGTGCCGACGTCCCGGTCGGCTCTCTCGTGACCGTGCGACCCGGACGCACGAACGCCCGAACGTCCGAGGTGCTGAAGGCGGAGATCGTCGAGGACGACCCGCCGCTCCCGTCGCACATCGTGCTCTGGCTGAAGTAGGAGGTCTCCTCGATGGCCGAGATCAAACCGATCCTGTCGCTCGTCGAGAAAGCCGCGCAGGATGCGATGAAGCAGACCGCGCGCAAGGTGCTCAAGAGATCGAACGAGCTCGCACCCCGAGACGACGGCGACCTCATCAAGTCCGGGAAGGTCGTCGTCGACGACCTCAGCGTCACGATCCGCTACACCGCTCCGCATGCCGTGTTCCAGCACGAGCACCTCGACTGGGTGCACGCCGACGGCGGCGGAGCGAAGTTCCTCGAGACCGCCTCCGACGAGATCGACATCGCCGCCGAAGTCGCGAAGGTCGTGAAGGAGGCGCTCGAGTGAAGGACTCCGAACTCAAGACGCGCCTGTGCGAGATCCTCGGCACGATCGACGACTTCGCCTGGAATCCCACGACCCCCTACGCCGGCGCTGAGGTCGCCGTGTTCTTCGGCGCGATCGACGATGCGCCCGACCGTGCCGTCGGCGTCCGCCTCTATGGCGGCAGCGACGACGACGACCTCAAGGCGCGCAAGGCGCAGATCTGGGTGCGCGGTGCCCCCGGTGTCCGCGGCTCGGCGGACGACATCGCGGATGCCGTGTTCGCCCGCTTCGACAAGCTCTCCCGCGAGGGAGGGATTCTCGGCATCCGCCGCGAATCCATGTCGGACCAGGGAGCCGACGACTCCGACCGCGACCTGCGGGCGGAGAACTACACGATCACTCTCGACAATGAGGAGGCTCTGCAATGAGCATCAATCCCCTTCCCGCCGGCACGACGCTCGGGCAGAGCTTCGAATACGGCTTCGACATCAACCTCGGCACGTTCGCGTCGCCGGTCTGGCAGGAGGTCCGGCGCATGTCGGGCTGGGCGCCGACCTTCCCCAAGGTCACGCAGGACACGTCCACCTACGACGACCAGGGTGCACCGAACGAGGACGTCTCCGGGCGCGGGTTCGCCAGTGCGTTCACGGTCCAGGCGAACCGTTCCCAGACCACGGGCTTGTACCTGCCCGAGGTGGAGGCGCTCATCAACGCCTCACGCCGCGACCGTGAGCAGGCGGTCATCGACGGTCGGTTCTACCACAAGCCCAAGACCGGTGCGGCGCACCCGACTGATGCCGGCCGCGTGCTGGCGACCGTCGAGCTCTCCCGCCAGAACACGGGCAACGCGGAGATTGACGTCTTCGCCGTCAGCCTCACCGGCAAGGGCGCGTACACGCCGATCGCGAACCCGTACGTCGGCAGCGCGACCGTCTCGCCGGCGATCTCGGCGATCAGCCCGTCAGGTCAGGTGGCGACGAAGCTGATCACCATCACCGGTGTCGGATTCCTCGGCGCGACCGATGTGAAGTTCGGCGCGACGTCGGCCACCGCTTTCACCGTCATCTCCGAGGCGACCATCGTCGCCACCGTGCCCACGGGTTCCGCAGGCTCGGTGAACGTCACCGTCGTCACACCTGTCGGCACCTCGCCGGCGTTCGCGTACACGCGCGGCGCCTGACCTGACCCGTAGGCCCGGGCGCTCTCACGCGTCCGGGCCTGCGGCCCACACATCCACCGTCGACGAGAGGGCACCGCTCATGGCCACCGCATCCGACTTCGCCGACTGGGCGATCCCCCCGCTGACCCTCCCACCGCTCCCAACCCGCGACGGCGAGCCGAGCGTCTTCATCGTCCAGCCGCCCAGCGTCGACGACGCGACCAAGCTGCTCGCCTGCGCCGTGCGCGGCGAGGTGAACCTCGGCATCGTGAAGGGACCGATCCCCGCCGGCGTGCAGGAGGTGCTCGACACGATCACCACCGACGAGCATCCGGCTCTAGGCGCGACCTATCAGGAGATGGTCGACGCGGGCGTGCACCCCGAGACCATCGGGCGCGCCGCCTACTACAGCGTCTTCTACTGGACCCGAGGCCGCGACTACGCCGACGGACTCGCCCTGCTCCTGTGGGGCCGCGAACAGCCGGACGCGCAGGAAGCTGAGAACACGGCCCCAAAAGCCTAGAGACGGCCGAGGACTGGGCACCGTACGGCATCGGCGAGCCCGACGCTGACGGCTGGTATCCGCGATACCGGCAGGTGCCCGAGGAACTCAAGCCGCACGCCGTCACCCCGGCCGTCTCGCGCCCCGCGCTCGACACGTCATGGCTGGCGATCGTGACGCACTGGCGCATCGTCGTCGCCGAGCTCATGGAGCGCGGCGTCGACATCCACGACCCTGCGACCCGCGCGCGGCCGTGGCTCGGCGTGCGCGCCCTGATCTTCTCGCTGATCGACTCCGACACCCGGCTCCGCGCCGCACTGCGAAGGGACACCGATGGCGAAGCACACGGTCGCTGACCTCGAGGTTCTGTTCACCGCGAACACGCAGGATGTGGAGAAGGCCGAGAAGCAGGTCGTCGCGATCGGCAAGAAGATCGAGTCCAACCCGGTCAAGGTCGAGGGCGACCCGAAGCCCGTCCTCGCCGACATGGACCGCGTCGAGAAGGCGGCCAAGAAGCTCGTCTCCGAGCGTGCAATCGTCAAACTCGACGCCGACATCACCCGCGCCGAGAACGGGATCTCCCGCACGAAGGACCGCCTCGAGGATCTCCGCATCCGCGCCGAGGGCGGCCTCGACGTCACCGCCGACGTGCGCCGCGCCGAGGCATCCCTGCAGCGCTTCGAACGGCAGCTGGACGGACTGAAGCAGGCGCGCAGCAAGGTCGACATCGAGGTCAACGAGGCACCCGCCGAGAGCGGCCTGAAGCGCTTCCTCGCCCTGTTCAAGAAGAAGACCGAAGAGACCGGCTCCGAAGGCGGGCGCTCGCTCTCCCAGGGGCTCGATGCCGCGACCCGCGGCGCGGGTGAGAAGGTCGGCGCCGTCGTCGGCGGCGAGATCGAGTCAACCCTCGTCGACGCGCTCTCCGCGATCCCGATCGCCGGCGGCATCATCCTCGCCGGCGTCGCCATCGGCAAGGCCATCAAGGGCGCGATCGACGACGGACTCGCCGTCGAGAAGCGCACCGACAACCTGCAAGCACTCACCGGGATCAGCGAGGCCGACGCCCTCCGCATCAGCCGCGCCGCCGGCGAGGCATACGCGAACAACTTCGGCGAGTCGATCGAATCCAACATGGACGCGACCCGGCTCGCCCTGCAATTCCGCATCCTCGACCCCACCGCCACGACCCGCGACGCGCAACTCGTCGTCCAGGGGCTCTCCGGGATCTCCGACGTGCTCGAGGAAGACGTACGCCCCACCGCGCAGGCCGTCGCCCAGCTACTCAGCACGGGAATGGCGAAGAACGCGCAGGCCGCGTACGACCTCATCGCCACCGGTGCTCGCAACGGGCTCAACCGCAACGAGGATCTCCTCGACACACTCACCGAGTACCCCGCTCTGTTCCAGCGGCTCGGCCTCTCCGGCGAGGAAGCCCTCGGCCTCATCAACCAGGGCATGCGAGCCGGAGCCCGAAACTCCGACCTCGCCGCCGACGCACTCAAAGAGTTCCAGATTCGCGCGTCGGATGGCACGGCGGCGGAGGGATTCAAGATCCTCGGACTCAACGCCGAGGACATGATGGCGAAGATCGCCGCCGGTGGTGCGGGGGCGCGAGAAGGACTCGCCCAGGTGCTCACCGGTCTCGGTGACATGGAGGCCGGCGCCGATCGAACCAAGGCCGCCGCGGCGCTCTTCGGCACCCAGGCGGAGGATCTTGGCGACGCACTGTTCGCAATGGACCTCTCCAACGCCGTCGAGCAGCTGGGCGGCGTGACCGGCGCGGCGCAGAAGATGTTTGACACCCTCTCGGGCAACGACGCGTCCAAGATCGAGCAGGCGCAGCGGAACATCGAGGTCGCCGCCGACGGCATCAAGGGTGCCCTCGCGGGGGCATTCGCGGAGCCGCTCGGCGACTTCGCCGACTGGGTCTCCCAGAACCGCGGCCCCGTGCTGCAGTTCTTCTCCGACCTCGTGAACGGCGCGATCGACTTCGGCATCACCGCGACCGAATCGTTCGGCTCCTTCGTCTCCGGCCCACTCGCCGAGATGGTCGACGGGATCGCAGGAATCGTCGACTTCTTCAACGGCGCCGAGGGGCGACCGGAGGAACTCGACGAACTCGCCGCAGGCATGCGCGATTTCGAGTCGACGACCGACGACGCGGTCCAGAGCCTCGAGGGTATGCGCGACAAGTTCAACGGCTTCGCCGAGGGGCAGATCGCTCTCGGCTACGTCAACGACGCCGCTCTCCGCACGGCGGACGCCGTGTCGAAGGTCGGCTTTGCGGCCGATGACGGCGCGTCCCTGTTGAGCGAGTTCAGCACGCAGCAGGACGGGACGGTGCGCGCAAGCGGTGATCTGCAACGGCAGCTTGAGGCGTCCGCGCAGGCGCTCCGTGACGAGTACGACGCGGCGACCGAAGCGGGGGAGTCTCAGGACAACCTTCGTGGTCGTTACGACGCCACGGTCACCGCGCTCATGGGGCAGCTGACCGCGATGGGGCTGACGCAGGAGCAGGCGCAGGCGCTCATCGACACCGTCTTGCAGACGCCTGAGGAGGCGTCGACCTACTACACGTCGAACGCGGATGCTGAGCAGCAGAAGATCGAGAACCTGTCGAACCGGATTGTCACGCTCCCCGATGGGAGCACGGTGATCTACGCCGACGCGACGCCCGCGACGTGGACGGTCGACAAGCTGATCGAGACGAGCAGCGGCAAGAAGATCACGCTGAAGGTGTTCGCTGACGGCTCCGGGTTCAAGCTCCCCGGCGGCCAGGTGGTCACGGCTCAGGCCCGCGGAAGCGTCCTCGAGTTCATGGCGAATGGCGGTCTGCCCGGGCTGACGCCGATGGCGTCGCTCGCGCAGATGGTGCCGGCGAGCACCTGGCGTGTGGTCGGTGACCGGTCTGATGTGCCGGAGCTCTATGCCCCGCTCGACGGTTCTGCGCGCTCCTGGGCGCTCCTGTTGGAGGGTCTGCGGCGGATGCCGGGATCGCCCTTCGGATCGAGCAGCACGCCCGACTCGACAGGCAGTGGCGGGGGGCAGTCGATCGTCGTGAACCAGGACGTCACCATCCAGCACCCGGACGCCACGCTCGCCGCGCGGCAACTGGGGCGCGGCATTACGGAGGCGGTGCGCTCGATATGAGCAAGATCATCCTTCGGGCGGGCACCCAGGAACTGTCGTTCCTGGGTGCCCGCCCCTGGCCCGCACCGCCCGAGGGTGTGTGGGAGTTCGCCGACCTCGTCGGATGGCGAGGACTCACGGACGACAAGATCCCGTCCACCGAGCGCGCGCAGGAGCACGGCGCGTTCGAACCCGTTCGCTCACTCCGCACACAGCGGGCGATCTCCTACATCGCGCGCGCGGTCGCGCAGTCGCAAGACACCGCCGAGGAGTTCGTCGACACGCTCTCCGCGATCGGTGCCGAGGCACCGCTCGAGATGATCGTCGAGACCGACTCCGGACGAAGCTCGCGGCGGGTGCGGGTGGCCGCGGCGACACCGCAGGATCGCCGGAACCGGACGCTCGCGACCGTCGCGATCGACCTCATAGCCGCCGATCCTCGCCGCTATGGGCTGTCCGAGGATGTGCCGTGGGTCGAGGCTGGGCCGCCGACGTCCGGAACCGGGCGCGTGTGGCCGGCGGTGTGGCCGCTCATCTGGCCGGGGAGCGGTTCGGACGGCAGGATCACGCTGACGAACACCGGTAAAGCACCATCAGCACCGGAGTTCCAGGCCGTAGGGGGATTCGCGACCGCGCTCATCACCTGCGTGGAGACGGGTGCGCGGATCGGGCTGGACCGCGTCGTCCCCGACGGATCGGTCGCAGCGATCGACACGACCGAGCACTCCGCGACCATCGACGGCCAGTCGGACATCTCACGGTGGTTGCGCTGGCGCGAGTGGGAACTCGTGCCGCCAGGGGAGTCGCGGACGTATCAGTTCGACGTCACCGACGCTGTCGGCTCCCCGAAGCTGAGAGGAAGGGTGCGACCGGCATGGTGGTGAAAGCATTCGTCTTCGAGACCCGCGGCGGAGCGCTGCTCGGCGAGGTCAAGCCGTCGGACGTGACGTGGTCAGAGAACGCGAACCAGCCCGAGACGGTGACGCCCACGTTCGATCTGAACTCGAAGACCGAAGGTGGGCGTGACTGGCGAAACCTCGGCGCCGCCTGGAAGCACTCGATCGCGCTCGAGGTGAACGGTCGCCTTCTCGGCGGGCCGATCATGCCGCACGACTTCGACGACGACAAGGGAACCCTGCGTGTCGTCGCCCGCGGCGGCCGCATCCTGTTCACGCGCCGATCCGTGCTCCCGCCGGCTGCCCTCACACAGTCGCTGACCCTGCCGAACGGGGAACTCGACACGTCGCTCGATTCGACCTGGTCGGGGTATGACCTTGGCACGATCGCGAAGAAGATCGGCGTTCAGGCATGCTCATGGCCAGGCGCTTCGGATATCCCGATCGCCTGGCCGGATGACCGGGCCGGCACGCACACGAAGACGTACCCCGCGATCGATCGCAAGAACGTCGACGCCGCATGGACGGATCTGTCTAAGGCGGAGAACGGGCCGGACATCCGGCTCGGCCTCGAGTGGGACGGCGACAACCGGTTCCGGTGGCGGTTCCAGACCGGAACGCAAGAGCAGCCGCGGTTGCAGGGGCCGGACGTGTTCACCTGGGAACTCCGCCAGGGGTCGGCCGTGAAGGTGCAGACGAACCCTGCACTCATGGGCTCTCTCGCCTGGGGGCAGGGTGGCCGCTCGAACGACACCGCACTCGTACGCTCGCTGTACGATCCCGTGCTCATCGATCACGGATATCCGCTCCTCGAGTTGGACTCAGACGTCTCGTCGAACACGTCCGAACCCACGACCGTCGACTCGGCCAACGCCGAGACCCTTCGCACGGCCGCGAAACCGTGGGAGTTCTGGTCGTTCAAGGTGCGCGCCGATCGCTCGCCGTACCCGTTCGAGTACGGCCCGGGATCGCTGATCGAGGTGGTCGTCACCAAGGACACGAAGGTGTCGGGTGGGTACATCCCACCCGGTACCTATAAGCGGAGAATCGCTGGCCTCTCCGGCGGCTTCGACGACTGGGTCACGATCACCTGCGGTGAGAACTACGACGCCTAGGAGGTGCCCTCGATGGACCCCACCCCCGCGCCAGGAGGTGACCTCGGCGAACTAATTCGCGAGCTTCAGAGTCTGAAGAAGAAGGTCGGCGAGTTGGAGTCTCCGTCCGGCACGCAGAGATATCAGTCCGTGTCGAAGCTGTCCGCGCTGATCGACGATATCCAGGCGCAGCTGGACGACTACATCGCCAACCAGGCGTACACGAAATCGCAGGTCGACACCCGGATCGCGAACCCGCCCGCCGGCGTCAACGCGACCGGGAACGTCAGCGCCACAGGTGATGTCTCGGCTGGCTCAGCGCTCCGAGGCGTGAACCTCTACGCGACTGCCGCGCCGGGGTTCAACATCACGGGCACCCGCGTGGCGGCGTGGCTCGAGTCTGCGACCGGTCGGCTCGGGACGGCGTCATCGTCACGGCGATACAAGCAGGACTGGAGTATCGCTGACATCGACCCCGACGCAGTGATGGGCGTCATGTCGTGGATTTTCCGCTACATCGAGCAGGTCGAGGAACTCGGCGACGACGCGGCGTGGGAGTACGGGTTCTTCGCGGAAGACCTGCATGACGCGGGCCTGTACCCGTGGGTCATCTACCGCGAGATCAACGGCAAGGTCGTCCCAGACGGCGTCAACTACCCAATGTTCGTGGTCGCGCAGCAGGTCGCACTCAGACACCTCAACGCTCGCACCCGCTCACAGCAAGACCAGATCGACGCGCTTACCGCTCGTCTCGATGCTCTCGACGGAGGCCACTCATGACCCTGACCCGAACCCTGCCCACACAGAACCCGGCTGGGCTTCCGCTCGCCGACGAGCGCCGCATCTATGCGGGCATGCTCGTCCGCAACTCCGACGGCACCCCGCGCCCCGGCATCCTCCCGGCGCACACGGGCGCTCTCGTCACCGGTCGGGCGGAGATGGCCTACGACGTCGCCCCATTCGTTGCCGCGACGTCACGATCCAACCCGGGAGCAGAGTTCGTCGCGAACGACGCGGTCACTCGTGTCGTGACGACAGCTGCACCGGCATCGAACTCGCGGATAGATGTGATCTGGGTGCGCTCGCAGTTCGCGCTCTTCAGCGACGCGAGCAATGACCCTGTGCTCGGCGTCACGCAGGGAGTTGCCGCGCCGGTCCCGACGAAGCCCGCGATCCCCGCCGGTGCCGTCGAGCTCGGGACGGCAGTGATCCTCTCGACGACCACGCAGACGTCGACCGCGGCGATCACCCCCACGTACGCGTTCACGGCGATGGCAGGCGGATGCGTGTTCCTGCGCAACCAGACCGAACAGGACGCGTTCACCCCGCAGGCGGGCACGATCGCCTGGCGCATCGACACGCAGCAGCGCCTCGTCTACATGCCGAACGCGACGACGCCGGGATGGTTCCACATCGGCGGAAAGCCGACGTTCACGGCGCTCACCTTCTCCGGGATCTACAGCGCGGGCTCGCCGGCGGCGCGCGTCGTCGAGTCGGGTGGACGGATCTCTCTCGAGGGGATCGCGATCTCCACAACGGCGAACTTCGCCGCGGGCACGTACTACCAGATCGGCACCATCCCTGCGGACAAGGCGCCGGTCAACGGCATCCAGTACGCGGCGACGCTCAACGGCGTCTTCGGTGGCGTGTCGATCTCGAACACGGGTGCGGTGAGCTTCTTCTCCTCGGTGGCGTTCACGGGCGCGCTGAACCTCTACCTCGGCGGGGCGACCTGGCCCGACAAGAAGCTCTGACAGGAGGAACCATGGACGAGCACCCGAGCCTCCGGCTCCCCGCGCCGGCCGAGATCCACGGCACCATCGGCACGGCACTCACCGACGAGCAGGACATCTCGTACAACGCGGATTGCACGGCCGCGGTCGTCGGGCGTCTGCTCGAGCTTCGCGCCGCCGGCGCTGAACCGCCCCTGCTCCGCACGTTCTACCCCGACGACGACGAGCAGTCCGCCGACCTCGTCTCCCTCGACCGCGACGGGAACGTCGTCGTCCTCGATCCTGGGAGTCGATGATGCCCGCCGTTCTCTGGCCGAACGGATCGGCCAGCATCCCGCCGGTGACGAGCGAGTTCAACCCCGCCCGGAAGAACCCCGTCACGGGGATCGTGCAACCGCACACCGGGATCGACCTCGTCGGATGGTCGACGATCGTCTCGCCGGTCGACGGCGTCGTCACGTTCGCCGGATACAACGGCGGCGCCGGGAACGAGGTCCGCGTCCGCGCCGACGGGCCGAACGCGTTCGTCAAGGGCGACGTGTTCCGTCTGTTCCACAACCGTGAACTCTGGGTGCGCACCGGCCAGCGCGTCACCCAAGGGCAGGGCGTCGCCGTGATGGGCACGACCGGCAACTCGACCGGCACGCACTGCCACTTCGAGACCCGCCCCGGAGGGGGCAGCGCGATCAATCCGCGCGACTACATGGCATCCCGCAACGCCGGAACGTCCGGCGGCGGCTCATCCGAGGAGGACTGGGACATGGCTACAGCAGATCAGGTGCTCTCGGCGGTGAACAACCTCGCCGCGATCCTCGTCGGCGTCGGGTCGAGCATCGACGACCCGAAATGGCAGCCGGGAGGTAACTCGATGATGGGGACCGTGCGCAACATCGCCGGCCACCTCTACGGCGGCGGGACATCCGCAGCAGATCCGAACTACCTCGGCGCACCCGGATCGATCTACAACATCGTGAAGACGCCCGTGTCGCGCACGGTCGACGGCAAGACGGTCAAGATCTCGCAGATCCAGGAGCTCGCCGACGGCAAGAGCATCGGCCTCAGCAACGGCGTCAAGCTCGACCAGCTGCTCGCCCGCCCGACCGCGGTCGTCTCCGATGACCAGGTGAAGGCAATCGCGGATGCCGTCGCGAAGCAACTCGGCAAGCCGACGATCACGCTCGACTACGCGGCAATCGCGAAGGCTGTGAACGACGACGCAGCCGCACGCATGGGCGGCTGAGCATGGGCGCGATCCGCGCGGCATGGGAGCGCATCACCGAGCCGCGGCACATGAAGGTCGCCTATCTGGCGATCTACCTGCTAACCGTCGGCGTCGGTGGGGTGACGCTCGTCACCCCACCGCAGACCGTCGCCGGCGAAGTCGGCCCCGTGATCACGATCATCTGGGCTGGACTGTTCATCGTCGGCGGCGTGGTCGGCGCAATCGCCGTCCTCCCTGGATGGTGGTGGGCGGAGCGACTCCTCGCGATCGGCCCCGTGATGCTCGGCCTCACGATCTATCTGGTCGTCGTCGTCATCCTGCACATCCAGGGAGCGGACACCGGATCATCCCGTCTTACTCAGGTCGGGATCATCCTGCTCGCATCCGCACCGTTCAGCATCCGGGCGCTCGTCATCCGGGAGTACAGCTACGAGCCCCGGAGGAACTGATGACCGAATGGGCCACCCCAGTAGCCCTGCTCCTCTCCGCCGGCGGCGGCGCGATCATCCTCGAGCTTGCCAAGCGCGCCCTCGACGCGCTCTCCGGCCGCGGTCGGAAGCGCCGCGACGAGGTCGATCGGGCATGGCAGCGCGTCGACCGTGAAGCCGCCAAGCGCCGCCGCCTCGAGGAGCACGCCTCGCTTCTCCGTCGGCAGTTGATCGCCGCCCCGTGCGTCGACAGCGCCACTATCCCCGAATATCCCACCTTCGACAAGGAGTCCTGATGGACATCACTCTGCCCACCATTCCCGCCGGCGTGCTCGTGCTGCTGGCGATCGCCTCGCCGTACGTGCAGGCGCTGATCCAGCGTCCGTCATGGCCGGCGAACGTCAAGAAGATCGTCGCCGTCGTGCTCGCGATCGTACTCACCGTGGTCGTGTTGCTGTTTTACTACGTGTACACCGGCGACACCGTACCTGCCTGGCCCGTACTGGCGCTGTTGGCGATCGTCGTCGCCCAGACGAGCTATACCTTCGTCACCAAGGGCACTGCCACCGCACTCGAGCAGCGGACCTCGCCGATCACCTCGAACGAGTAG